CACATGCTTGCGCCGTACCTTCGTGACTTGGTGTTCAATCCAAGCGGTGATCGCTGAGGCCATCATGGGGACCAGAGTGCCGAGCAGTGGCTTAGCGGCCACGTTGTCGGAGTACTCACCACGATCCATCTGGCGCTCCATGGTCTTCCTGAAGCGTTCCTCACCGAGCGTGTAGGCTTCATGTTCGAGCTTGAGTTGCTCAGCGGCCAACTCAGGTCCGTAGATGTTGCTCAGGGTGACGAATGCGGATGACGCGGAGATGTCGCTAAAGTCATGACGTGCTGGAAGCATCATTAAGAATCTCTATTAAGATTAGTAATCTCAGAGAGAAACTTAAAGAAGCCTATGAGGGATCTTTGAGATGTCTTTAAGGTGGTCTTTAGTCCCCTCTGAGTGTCTTGCAACAGTGAGGGGTTTTAAATTCCAGCCTTATTGAATCACTTCGATCCTGCCGTGAATGTCGGACATCTTGTAGACAAACTGCTTGATCTCGCAGCCATCTCGCCATTCCTTGATGGCCTCACGGATGTCCTCGTAGACACTGAGGTTGTACTTGTGCGCAGCCTTGCAGCCGGTCAGACCAAACCACCGTGGGCGCGTCCTTTCAGCAAACTCAAGGGCCTCACGTCCTGCATAAGGAGGGTAAGGGCGCTCTGTCAGGTGGGACGTTTGGGTGATCTTCAGGATGCCCTCAGAGACCTCGTGAGTCAGGGTCTCAACGAAGCGTCCACAAGGCCCGAGGCCAAGTTTGAATTCGACCTCCTTGACCTTTGCGAGGCCATAGGTCTCAGGCTGGATGAATGAAGCGCGGAACTTGATGGACTTGGGCATCTCAGAACCCTCCGCGATAGCAGCGGGTGAAGTCGCCTTGGTCGCTGTACTTGAGGGTCGAACGCTGATACTCAGCAATCAGTTCATCCACACCCGGAACCCGACTATGGACAGCCTCGTGAGCTGGCCCAGTGGCCCCGTAGAGAGCCGTCATGACCACGCGCTTACCCTCAGGGTTCGCAAAGGTCTTATTGACCGCGTTGGCCTTCTCAGAGGCGATCTTGGCGTCTGTCAGGCCCTTGCGAGCCGGTTGGTAGTTCGTGTGCATCACTTAACTTCACTCCAATGAACCAGTAGATGGCGCTCGCCTTCGGTGACGGGCAGCCCATAGTGCAGCGTGGTTTTACCTCGGAAGAACATGGCCCAACCGGGCTCGTTCTGAGGGACTTCTATCGGCATCGCAAAGGGCCCCTGATGGGCCATCGTGCCACCTCCTTGGTGGTCGTCATTGAGCGCCACCACAAGCGTGACATCCGAGTCCCGGTCAGTGTGCCAATGGCCTCTGGGAGTCTCTGAGACCTCGTAGCGGGCCGCTTGCACGGAGGTCAGTACGTCAGGCTCAAGATTGAACAGGACCTTCGCATAGGCCATCCCAGCGTCCGCCCAGAAGGACCGGAAGACCTCATAGAGGACCTTATGCTCAGACTGGAAGACCACCTCAGGGATCTGCGCCTCTGAGGGTTCCTCTAAGTTGGGCTCATGGGAGAACTTGGAGACCTCATGGATCAGGTCTTGGCAGTAGCTGGGGCTCAGGTAGGCGACCGAGTAGATCCCCGGTGCATGACAGATCACGCAATCGTCGAGGAACTTTTGCCACTGAGAGGACTCAGAGAACTCGGCAGGCGAGATGCCCCCGTTGTCCTCAGCGTATTGCGCCATCTCCTTCAGGATGAAAAGGTGGTGGATCAGGAGAGGGTGGTACTTGTTGACCGAGGCGATCCCGGTGACGGCCTTTGTGAGGACTGTGCTCATGGCAGGAGACCCGGCAGGAACTCACGGGCGACCCCATAGACCGAACCACTGGTCAGACCTATCGCGGCCACTGTCAAGTATTCAAGGAGAGATAAACCCTTGTTCTTGAGCGGTTTATTTGCACTGAGGGGCTTGCTATCCGCCTCTGGTTCTGCATCACGGCGACGAGCGGTCAACAAAGGATGCTCAGTCATGGTGTACAATTCGCTCAGCAACCCGGAGAAGGTCCACTCGACCTCCTTCGACCAATGGAAGGCAGCCTGTAGAATCAGGTGACCAACCTCTTGGCCGTTCCCAGCGAGGAACTGGAAGGTGTAGCCCCCGGATTCGGTGGGGACAACGTTCACACGGAGCCAGCGTTGACCATGACGGTTCTCAACGTAGTGAGCGAACCCATCAGACAGAGCACCCTTCATGGCGTCTATCAGGCGACCAGCGAATGCGGCAGATGTGAAGTTAGTGCGGTTGTAACGTTGCATAAATAAACCAAACCTTAGCTGTACTTTGGAGATGGACCCGATAGAAGGACTTATTGGACCTTACGGTGACCGTGAGTTAGGACAGTGCGTCCAGCGGATAACCCCTTGCCCGAGGTTATCGACTTGAAGCACTTATTGATTAGCGGCCCGTTCGACCTTAAAGACCGCATGCGGGGCCGTGACGACGTTGACTTGGCAACCTGTGAGGGCCACGGTGAAAGCGATGCAGAGCAGCAGTGCGGTGAACTTGTTCATACTTGTGGCTCCTTTGGTTCAACTGGAAGAGAGTGGCCCTTGGCGTTCATCAGGTTGAACTCTTGCGGGAGGACACATTCAACACCCTGAGGTTTGAAGTAGCTGATCTGGTAGTCAGCGCTGTGAGGAACGTTTACCCGGCAGGTCCAAGCATAGAAACCACCTTGGGACTTGATGGACTTCTTGATGGTCTCGGTGCCGGCCATCCGAGCGAGCTTCTCAAGGACCTCTTGACGGGTTGCGCCAGTTGCCCAATGGAAGCAGGTGGACCCGAAGTAGTGGAAAGGTTTCTCGGTGACGGTTGCAGGAGTTGCGTTCAGTTTGAGTTTAGTGGTCATGGTGAAGCTCCTTGCGTTAGAGTTGAGTTGTTCCCATAAGGCCCTCTCAAGGAAGGCCCTACAGTGAATCGCTCACTGCGTTCAGAGTTTCAATCCGGTGGAGATGAGGAACACTGCGAACCCCAGAGCGCCACCTATGGACGCCCCAAGGAGGACCATGCCAAGGCCAAACCAATGGTCCTTCATGGCTTCACCCGGTCCCAGTTGAGGGCCTTGAAGCGTTCGTAGGCAGCCGCACAGGACCCGTTAGTGTCCGTCAGGTAGGTGACAGCCTTGCCCCAAGGACGCCCATGAGGGTTGCCGTTGTTCTCACCTTTGGCGATGGCTAAGCGAGTCTCAAAGACCGCCTTCATGGCCTTCTCGTACTCCTCAGGGATGAAGGTGAACACCACGTCACCGTTGGGCAGGTCACCACGAACCAGCGAGGTGTACAGGTTGGAAGGTGCAGAGACCCAACCGAGTTTCTTGCAGAGGCCCTCAGCGGCGTCGAGGTGCGGGTCATTGCGGTCGCTGCTGTGATAGCCAACAGTGAAGGAGCCAGCGGCGCAGGTGGCCTTGATGCGTGGGCCTTGAGTGTTGGTTGGGCGTAGATACTTGCAGATGATCGCTTGCATTGTGGTGTTCCTTTATGCGTTGGTTGTGATGGTTCCCCGATAGGCCCTCATTGAGAAGGCCCAGCAGTGGATAGTCACTCCAGTTCGGTGTACTTCGAGGACGCCTGATAGACGGCCAGATGCTGCGCCAGAGTCGTGAAGGACCACTTAGCGGATCGCACAGCCCATGCCGGTGGGTACTCGGCGTGCATGTCCTTAAAGGAGCCCGTGAGGACCTCCCAGCCGGTGCCTGTTTGACGTGGCTGGTCTGACTTGTAGTTACCCGAGAACTTGAACCCTCCAAGGTCGAACTGGAAGGAGGTGACCCGAGTGCCTTCGGCGTCCGTGTAGAACCCATAAGTGCCACTGTGAGCGATGAACACACGGAAGCCAGCAGCCTTGATCTCTTGGGCCAGTTGGGCGACCGCTTCGGTCTTGTATGTTGGGTGCATGGTGTTACTCCTTGTCAGCGTTGAGGGCTTCGAGCAGGTCAGCTTTAGTGCGGTGCCACACGGCCTCTAAGACCCGGCAGTGAGCGAGCGTTGAGTCCACCTCATTGCGCAGCTTCATCCACATTGGATTGCTTGCAGAGCCCTCAAAGCGCCCAAAGGTGGACTTAGCGGCACTGTGAGATGCCTCAGCGGCCTCAATGCGCTTATCGAGGTCTGCCAGTTCGTTGCGGAGTCGATCAGTGCGAGCACTCATTGTGTTGTGTCTCCGATGGTGGTGTTAAGAGGTACAGACGAAGGCTCTCCCTATGCAGCAGTGAGCCCTCTTGCTGTGCTTCCTATCACTTACCCTGCAAGGTGCCTCTAAGACCTTTCCCAAGGGAGACCAGTCCCTTGCAGGGTGTTGCTATCCGAGTTGTTAAAGAGCGTAAGGGTGCCGTGCTAAGTCTTGAAGACCGCCTATAGGTTGCCCTTGAGTGACAAGCTGGAGACTTTGAACTCTCCCGAAGACCCTACCCGTGACATCCGTTCAGGTCCTGCGTTGCTTGACGATGGAGCCATTTGATCATGTTTCGATGTTGCTTGTCAACCACTTTGTTACTGCCCTCTGAATCAGCTTTGGAGACCCTTAATGACTCTTGGCACCCTTGGGGTCGCAAGTCAGGTCCTACTAACTGTCCAGCTTACCAACCCGGTAGGCCGTAGGCTGTTCCCTTGTTGATGTGGCCCATCTTATAGACTTCTCAGAGACTGTCAACCATTAATTAACAATGAATGACTGAGACTATAGGACAGCCTGTAACAACGCATAGGCGCCTCATCGCTTCTATATAGGCAACTGAGCGCCATCATTAGGGGATGGTCTCAGGATGTCATTAGGAGGCCCTTAGAGGTGGCATTAGGTAGGCGTCACATGATCAACTCAAGGAGGACTCAAGGAGGACTCAAGGAGGACTCAAGGATGGCCTTAGAGATTAGAGCTATGACTCTATTGTTGATACAGATAGGGACAGACAGGCAGGCACCATGAGAATCCCTCAGGTTCCCCTTAGCCATCATGAAGAATCCTCAAGTTAACCCAATTGACAGACTCAATGACTGAGCCTATGATGGATCTCAATGAAGCCTCAAGGTTCCCTCAAGGGGATCTCAATGAGCCCTATGGGGTGGTAGGAGGGCGTTGAGGGATCTGAAGGAGGGCCTACGGGGGTAACTCGCGGGTTTGTCTATGAGAGGTGACCCTTCAGATTTTTCTATCAGATTCTTAAAGGACACATTAGGTCATCTCAAGGTTGCCTACAAGTACCGTACATCGGAACCTCTATGAAGACCCTAAGGACCACTTAGAGAGGACATTAGGGTGATCATTAGGCCTTGCTCCTGTAGACCATAGAGGTAGTGTGCTAACACTGCCGAATATGGTCCTCGCGTCATTCACCACACCCGCCCATGAGGGCGCACAAGGTGCCAGTGAAGGCATCCCAAACGTCTGAGCCTACAAGGAGACCTGAGGTCGCCAAGAGAAGGCCAAGGAGCTTGTAGGTGGACCGGGAGGTGAACAGACGCTTCAGGACAAGGAGAGTTGTTTCCTTCTTATCCATGGTCTGATTCCTCTTATGATGACTGATCGTTGGTGACCATCCTTGGTCAGGGTCATTAGCCAACCCTCATCCTGAGGACACCCTAATGTTAAGAACATGCTGAGATGTCTTTAAGTATCTTAGGGTGGCCTCTCCCAATAGTGAGGGGTTTTAACTTTGCGTCGAACGTGTCGCTATCGTGCAGGGATCGTGTTTGAGCCTACCAGCCGCAATAGTTGGTCAGTGAGCCGTCATCCTCATAAGTGATGTCGATTGTGTCGCTAATCGCCACCTTTCGGATGTCCTCATAGCCCATCATTTGGTTCTCCATGTGGCTCTCAAGGAACTCTGCGAGCATCTCCGACTCACCCACCTTGCTGTCCTTCTCCATGGCCTCAACGAAGAACTGAACGCCGATAGCCAAGGCATCGAGTCGGTCATCGTGTGCCAGCGAGCCACGCTCACGGGTGATCCTTGTGAGCTGATAGAACAGGCTGTAGGACGGGTCAGTGGTGCCGTCATTGTTGAGAGCAGTCCGGTAGTCCTTGTCGATGAGTTGCTCGCTGAGGACCAGCTTGTGAGACCCCAGTACAGGCTCCAGAACGTCGCATATGCGGAGTTCCTTCTGACCCTTGGACTTGACCTCAGTGATGGCGCAGGGGAACGTAGCGGCGATCACAGGACTGATGAGCTTGAGGTACATGCCATCACCGAAGTTACCCTCGATGACCACCTCGTTGACCTTGTAGATCTTAGCGATGTTCGCCAAGGCCTGAAGGGTCGTGTCCTCGTAGCCACCACGGAAGCCACCGGCATCCATGAGGAAGATGTAGCCGTTCAACTGGTACAGGACTGCATAGCCAGTCTCATCCTTACCACGGCCACTTGGGTCGATGACGAGGATCTTCTGGTCGTACATTGCCATACCTTGACCGACCGACTCATAGCGGTGGTAGCGGTCACCTTTGAGACCCACCAGAGGAATCCCCTTGACCTCGTTCCCGGTGTTTGGGAGCCAAGTCAGCATGGTTGGGCCCTTCATCATGTCGAACGTCCCTACGATGAAGTCACGCAGCTTGAGAGGGTACTTCTCGGCATCGCTGAGGTTCGGGTTGAGCATGAACTGGAGCGCGAAGCCACCCTTGCCGTAGGACAGTTCCCGCTCACGCAGGTCCTTATCGTCGAAGCGGATAGGGTCTGTAGGGGCGCCATAGAGGTTCCCATCGTTGTCCAGCTCCATGGTCAGCATCGGAGCTAAACGAGGCCCATACGAGTCCCTGTCCTTCTGATCAGCCGGGTAGCGAGCAGGCCAGATGGTGGTCACATAGCCACGACCTTCAAGTTCCCTGTAGAGGGTCATCTCGGTCTGAGGTGTTCCCAGATAGATGATCGTGCCACCGGGCTTGAGGATCGCATCGAACTCCTTAACGAGTTCTCCGAGGTGGTCGCGAGCGGCCTGAGTGCCTGAGTTGTTCGGGACCTCAACGTCATCCGCAATGAGGATGTCAGCACGGGAACCAGTCAGTTGCCCGGTGATACCTACGGACTTCACTGAGGGCGAGTGGTCAGGCTTAGCGAGACCCACGTCGAAGGCCAGAGCGGAGTCTCGTTGACCCGTTCGAGGCTTGAGTTCGTGAAGGAATGGAAGAAGCTCAATGATGCGCTTAATGAAGATGCTGTTGGCGTCTGCCCGCTCCTTGGAAGCGGACACGATCATGAACTTGAGGTCCGGGTTACCCCACAGCTTCCACACCACGAAGGCGCAGGTGATGAAGGACTTGCCGATGCCTCGGAATGCTTGAAGGATAAATCGACGTTCGTCACCAGAGCTGAGCTTCTTGGACATGTCGATCTGACACTTGGTTGGTTTGGGTAGGTTTAGGGCTCTCCACAGGACAAAAAGAAAGGCCACGAATGACCTTTTCATTAGCTCGATGTCGTCAGCCCCATTACGGGGTTTGCTCATTTAGTTCCTCCTTGAAGGGCTCTTACAGTTCCTTGCAGTCCGCTCACTTGGGCGTCTGCTCGCTGGGCTTGCTCGATAAGGAATCGAGAAGTGTCTTCGTGTAGCTCGGCGCGACCATCAGTGACGGATCGACCACCACTTGTGACGCAGGACACGATGGAATCTGCGAGCTTGACTTGCAGCCCGACATTGCGACCACGAAGGTCATCAAGAACCCGATCAGCACTGCTCGTACTGGTCGCCAGATACGCTTGCCAGTTCTTAGAGACATCTGCGAGAGCTTGTTGAGTTGTTTCACGTTCTACCTCCAGTTGCCTTGCGGCTGCGAGTTGTTCGGATTGATGTTTGATAGTGAGGCTATCGGTAGCGTCAGAGTGGCCCTTGGTGTAAACCAGACCCATCCCAACCAATACCAAAAAGCCCCACATGACGAACTCTTTAAGGTTCAACATATGGGGCTCCTTTAGTGGCGCGATTCCGAGGCGTACAGCTCGTCATCGGTGATGTCGGGGATCTCGTCCAGAGCGGCTGCCAGATCGCCCAAGAGGGACTCATCAGGCTTCAGCTTGGCGATGGTGAACTTGTGACGCTCCAGCAACTTACCGACAGCGTTGTAGAGCTGAGGGGTCCGTCGATCAGGGTCACGAAGGTCGGCCAACATGTTGCGGGCCATATCCGTGTCCAGAGCTTCGAGTAACTTTTCGAGTACGTTCTCGCTCATTTCTTGTCTACCTCCTTGTCCTTGCGGCGTTCTTCTTTGATGGTCTTGTAAACCACGATTACAGTCATCACGAGGGAATACAAAACGGCAGATGCGTAGAACCACTCTGAAGGTGACAGCCCCAGAAACAGGCGAGCCGTCACGTCAGTCACAGCGGCTCCTACAACGGGGGTCGCTTGGACCACACCGTTGTTGAAGTCGATTTGGATCATTGAGTTTCTCCTTTAGAGGGCCGAGATAATGAACATCATCAGTTGTTCGTAACGGATGCCGTAGAGGGAACCGGCTTCGATTGCCGGGTGAAGAACCTCACCTTCATCATTGAGAACCTCAGGGTGATCGTCCCACTCATCAAGACACACGATGGCGTACTTGTAGGGGTCCAGACCTTCCAGTTGGAAAGCCTCAACGACCTCCTGTGCAATCACACCGAAGTGCCAACGGGCGCCATCAGGTCCTTTCTCAGCGACAGCGGAGTTCATCTTGTAGGCCTTAACGAGGGCCTTGCAGCGAACAGCTACGGCACGCTCAGCTTCGTCAAGATCACGGATCTGTTGCTTGAGCGAACGGTCAGAGGAAACGGTAGGAGCTACAGCGAAGTAGCTGTTGTTCCAACGGCCAGTTGAGGCACGTCCGAGGTTCTTGTCGCCATCAGTAGCTGGATAGAACCCGTTGGAGTTGTTCACCATGACGTAGCCACCCGAGTAGGACTCAGCGGTGCCAGCATCGTACAAGAAGAAGAATGAATCACCGCCAGAGCTTGGAGCGATCTTCACGCCCGAGTAGTTGGCCAGGTTCCGCAAACGGATGTCCTCACCATACAACTCACCACCAAGGGTCTGGATGCCGCGAACGAGACCACCAGTCCCTAAGTTGTAGTTCGAGACGTTGTTGGTGAAGGTGATACCAGTGGTGGTGATGCTTGAGAAGTCATCAGCGCGAATCGCAGAGACCGTTAGGTGGTTCGAGATGGTCGCAGTGTTGAGTCGAAGGGTAGAGCCCCACGATGCGTTAACACCATTCTGACCATTGCTGTCAATCTTGGCGCTGTTGGCGTAGATGGTTCCCTTGTACTCAAGACGAAGGCCGTGGGTAACGTTGAACGCGATGTCGCCCGTAGTGACCTGCAAGAAACCACCAGCGAGAGCCGAGAGGCCACTCCCCAAGTTGTCCCTGAAGATGCCCGTGTCAGCGATTATACTGCCGCTCTGAGATGACGATGCGCCAGCCCCACCGTTACCACACGCACAGGTCTCCGAGGACGTATAGAAGTCCCCACCGATGTCCGTAATGATCCCGTCAAGGAAGTTACCGTTGCACGAAACGTGCTTCGCCCGGATGCCAGAGCTGGTGCTCGCGTACATACCTCGACGGCGGTTGCCACAGGCCGACACAAAGTCGCCCCAAAAGGTCCCTCCGAGTTCCGTAACGACACCTTGCTGGTCGAAGTCGCAGAAGCCTACGTTGGCCCCAGCGGAGACGTGAGCGGTTGACTTACCGAGTGGGTTAGCATTGTCAGGCTTGCCGTTCAGGGCGATTGTCAGGCTGCCTACAGCGCAACCATGAGTGCCCTTTTCGGTGCCCCCAATGTTGGAGGACGACCAGTAGTCGCTCGCGTTACCGACGAAGGCGAGGTTGTCAATGTAGTCAACACACGACCCGAAGACGACCAAGCCGTCCACGTTCATGTACTTGAGGACCGACGAGATTGCCGCACCAGTCGAGGTGGTGATCGTGTTGACCGGGAATGAAGCTGATCGTGAGGTGTTGATTACTGTGATCTGACCGTTCGCTACGTCAACCCCACTGATCCTCCAGATGCCCCGGTGGATGGCGTGAGAGCCTGTCCCGGTGCTTCGGTAGGTGTGAAGGTACTGACCGACAGCTACGCCAGTGGTCGTACTCACGCTCAGGACAACTGCGTAGTTACCCGCTGACCCGCTGACGGAGACCTGACCGAGGATTGAGACCGCCGTTGGAACCGCGCCAACAATCGAGAGTCCACTTTGGACCTTCCCGGTGACGACCGTTGGGGACAACAGGACGTGCGTACCAGCGCTTACGTTGATCCGAAGGGTCCCCACAAGGTCAATCTTAGGGAGGACCGAGAAGATCGCCTCAGCGTACCCAACAGGAACGTTAACCACGAAGTCACCAGCGGGGACACGGAGACGCTTGCCGGACACGGAGGCCTTAAGGAATGCCGCGAAGCTATCCGTAACACCATCACCAACAGCCCCGAGGTCAACCACGGAGTCAAACTCAGCCAGCTTCTCGCTCAACTCACGGTTGATTGCATCAGCCAACTTGGACTTGTAGGTGATCACGCTGCCCATCAGGAGAGGGTTCTTCAGATTGGACGCGAGGGTTGCGGAATCGTTGAGGACCCAATTGGTCCCGTTCCACACGAACTCGCTGCCGTCTGGTTTCCGAGAGTATCGGTCGCCAATCTGCAAGGCAGTGCCATCGGTTCGCTGAGTTGGTGGGTTCGTTTGTGGCCCAATGAACCGGATAACGGACGCCTGAGCGAGTGCCAGTTGGTCCAGACCGATCCCCAGAGTGGTCATGTCACGGGCTTCTTCTGCAATATGCATTGCTTGGAGCTGGGACACATTCAGGTTGGTTGCAGTCAGGACCGATCCATCCTTGAAGTCCACGATGCGAGGCGTGGTGTTGGTCAGTCGGCGGATCTCAATGAAGGCATCAGTGGCCCCATGGGCGACCGTAGTGGTGATCTGGTTGGCCGAAGTGAACCGATAGTCCACACCACTGACCAGATTGGTTCGAGCCTCACCGATCAGAGTCACAGCGACGAACTGTCGCGACAGATAATCGAAGGCCACCGGGAAGTCCCGAAGGCTGCCATCAAGCGCATACGTCTTAATGGTCTTTGGAGTGTCAGCCATTAGTTGGTCTCCTTAAATAGAAGGCCCAGACGTAACGCTCCACGAGGGAACGCCAGAGGTCTGGGCGCGGTTTGGTGTCGCAATAGTGAGGGGTTTTACCGCTTGCGGTATTCCATCCCTTGAGATTGCATGAGGGTGCTTAGAGCTTTCTGAGTGAGTGGATCGTTGGGCACAAGACCCTTCAATCCGTTGTAGAGACCAGTCATGTAGCCCAGCTCTTGGGAACCTCTTGGGTTGTCCCAGAGACCCGCTGAGTTGGCCCCGACTTGGTAGACGGAACCGATCAGACCAGCGCCCGGAACCTGCTCAAGGACGCGAGACATTGGAGCCTGTACGCCATCGGAGCGGAGTGGGTTGTAGCGCACTGGATGATCGCGCTTGGTGAACTCAGGACCACGAGGAAGGATCGAGGTACGCACAGCAGCGGCAGGGTCGAAACCAAGCGGAGCCAATGCGAAGTTGGCAGCACCGATAGGCGAGCCAAACATGGAGCTACGCGAGGCAGCAGCCCACCCAAGCATCTCAGGTTGGAACGAGTTCGCAAGGAAGTCCTTACGTTGCTCTTGAGGCATCGCCTGAGCTTGAACGTAGCGTTGCGCCACATAGAAGCCCGTAGCGAGGCCCGTTGAGAGAACCCCTTGCATCGCCACGTCCATCGCTCGGCCATTCTTGGTGGTGTCATAGAAGGCACGCATCATGCGAGCGTTGAGGGACCTGAAGACGAACTTCTTGAACTGAAGCGCCATATGCCAGCCAGCGCCCAGCGCCACGGTGTCCTGAGAGGACAGCTTGTGTGGACGAAGGATCGACTCATCAGCGATCTTGTCACCGAGGCGCCAGATGTCCATGACACGAGGGTCAGCACGCAAGGCGTTCGGGTCCATGATCTTGAAGCCATCACCATCAGGACGCAGGTGTTCACGCATCGCTTGCTTCATGGCGCCCAACTGGGCCTCAGTGATCGACAGTGAGTGCAGCCGCTTAGACGTTAGGATCTTAGGGGTCTCCCCATGGGCAGCCCTTACGAGGTCCACGAGAGCGCCTTGGCGACCGGCCTCAATGATGTAGTTGGTGGTCTCAGTGAGCAACTTAGTGAGTGGCGATCTTGCTGCCAGTTCCTGAGTTCCGTACTTGAACGACCCGATCACTTGGGACATCACAGGGGACGCACCCGTGGCGCGAAGGCGATCCACGATGTCAGCTCGGTGTGGGCGGATAGTGTCATCCAGTTCCTTCCCGAAGATGAGGCCGTGCATCTCCTTGAGCTGAGCCGGTTTGATCTTGGTTCCCCAAGTGGTCATCTCCCGAAGGAAAGGAACCCCGTGCATCAGCATCCTCAAGTGTCCATTGGTCACCATCCCGGCCACCTCAGTGAAGTTCTGGGCAGCCATGTAGGCGTTCTTGGTGAAGAACGAGAGGTCATTGAGGCCCCTTAAGAACGTCCCGAAGGCACCATCAGGGTCCCTCCGAGAGCGCCCCGTAAGGAGCTTCACAGCGCTTTCCAGAGCGGTGATCTCTTTGGTGTTCCCGGTCTTGGTCTTAAGGGCAAGTATCCGTGCCTTGAGGGCATCCGTGCCTTCACCAGTGGCAGCCATGATCCCTACGTCACCGTTGATACGGCGGTCATAGGAAGGCATCAGCTTCTGGAAGTCATAGACCCGTAGGTCGTTCACGGCGAAGGTTGAGCCATCGCTCAGGGGAACCGAGACATCGCTATCGAAGAGGTTTCGAGCCTCAAGGAAGTTGTTGTTCTCAGCGCCCACCAGCGTGTCAAGGTTATCGTCGATCAGCGATGACCGATTGAAGTCAGCCTCGTGGGCGATCCCGTAGGCCTTGTCGTTGGCGTACTTGTGAACAGCAGCCTTGATTGCCTCAGGCGTCACGGTGGTCGGCTTCTGGCCCTTGACGGCCTTCTGGAGGCCCTCAGTGATCATCTTGTCGATCCGTGCCTTGACCAGTGGCCGAGAGGCGTAGGACGCCAACCAGCTCTCCATGATCGCCCGTTGCAGGCCATCGGCACCACCGAACTTCTGAAGGTGCAGAGCCTTGGCGGCATCGTCATAGACGTTCGGAACGTAGTGCCCAGCGTGGCGCGTGGAGTCCAGCACGGAGGTGGCGTTGGAGTTACCGAACTGAGCCGGGTTCTCTAAGGCATCCTGCTTGCGCTGGAAGTGGTCGTTGATCAACTTCATCAAGTCCTTTTCCTGAGAACTCAACTGGGCCACCTTCACGCCACTCTGATCCTCAATGGCCTCAGCGACCCGGCGATAGGCTTTCTCAGAGAGGGCCTGACGGGAACCTGAAGCACTGGCGTAGCGAGGGTCCTTGGACAACAGAGTGTCAGTCAGATCGTTCAACTTTCCGTAGTTCATGTGGTCCTCGCCACGGAGGCGCTCAATGACATCCGAAGCGGTGGCCCCGAAGGTCCCGTTGGACCCACTCTCAGTTTGCACCGTGGAGCGGAACAGCTTCGATCCTATCCCCAGGATCTCAGGGTCCTCAGTACGGTTCAGCGTGTAGCCGATCTCAGTGATGTCCGCCAAGGTGATCCCACGAGCAGATCGCTCAGGCCCCAGAGAGGCAGCCATCTTGAGAGTGCGAGGGTTCAAAGGGTTGCCCTTAGAGATGATCGACCCGTCACGCAGACGCACATCGCCCGGTTCACCCGGAACATCCGTGAAGTCCACGCCATCGTGAGAATCAATGCGCTCACCTTCGTTCCACTGCATCCGAGTAGGGTCGTCCTGACCACCAAGACGGGCAGCCTCACGGGCTTCCATACGGATGCTTGGACCTACGAACTCGTTGGGCTCAGAGGACTCTTGGTGCCGCGCAAGGATGCCCTCAATGGTGTCATCAGGAAGCTCCTTGAGACCCTCTTGTTTGTGGCTCCGCTCACCGTGCATCCCAAGGATCTTCTCAAGGTAGTCGTCGTCCATCTCATCCTCTTTTTGAGGTCGAGCGGCAGGCAACATCTCGTCATCCAAAGGGACCTCACGGTTAGGCAGGGCGGACTCTCCATGACGCGCAAGGACCGCCTCAAGGTCAGCGTCATCCATCTCTGGGCGAGTGGCCTTAGTGGCAGTCCTGTAGATCAGCTTGTCGAGGGCAGCAGCAGCCGCACCACCGATCACGAAGCCGCCAACAGCAGCAGCCGTGTAGTGTCCTTCGATCCCTGTAGCTTGCGAACGGGCAGCCTCAGAGGCCACCGACATCCCCGAAGAGAACACTGCTTGCTTCCCTACACGAGCCGCAAAGGTTGCCCCAGCGGTGCCCGGTACAGGAACGTAAGTCAGAGGGTCGAGAGCGGCACCAGCCAACCCGGCAGTTAGTTGACCACCGAGACCAGCCCCAGCGATGCGCTTCTCGTGCTGAGCGTTCTCCTTGGCGAGGGCGATACCATCAGCCAGTTTGTTCCGGTCGCCTCGCGTAAAGTCGAACAGGAAACCGAAGTATTGAGGATCGACACCTTCCTTACGGATGCGCTCGAAGTCCTCATCGTTCCAGTTACTGGTGTCAGCCGGGTTCACCCAATCCAAAGGATCGTGTTCTTCAACGGTGACATTACGCAGGATCTGGGCAGGCACTGAGGTAGCGAGGGACGACTTAACGGCATCCCAAGTGCCATCGAACAGACCCTTCTCAGGACCATTCTGGCGCAGCTCACGCTCTTGGAATGTCTGTTGGACCTCAGGTGCGTTCCCTTCGGCCAAGTCGAAACTCAGAGGGTTCTCAAAGTTCCCACGCTGAACTACTGGAGCCTTGCTGACACCTTGCGTGGCGTTGTCGAAGTCAGCGAGTTGCTTTGGGGCGGTTGGTTGGTCAAACCACTTGCGAGAAGGCGAGTCCCCAGCGACATCCAAAAGGTTCGCCATGTACTTCTTGCCTTCCTCGCTGATCTTGGAGAAGTCCCCACGATCCAGAGCGGCCAACTGAGGACGACCCAGAGGGCCTTGCCCTTGGTTGTAAGCCAATGAGGTCTTCAGATAGTCGCCCTTGTAGGTCCCCAGAAGGTCTCTGGTGAACTGGGCAGCGGCATTGATGGACTTGGCAGGGTCGAAGAAGTCAGCGTCGTTAACGAGCCCGTAGGCCCGTCCTGTTGCCTTGGTGAACTGGCCCAGACCGCGAGGCCCCGTAGGGCTCACCGCGTTGGGATTGAAGGACGACTCATTGAAGATCTTCTTGTGAAGGTAGTCGTAGCTCACACCGTTGGCTGTAGCAGCGTCACGGATCATTGAGTCGTACTGAGTGCCCTTCGCTTTGATGTCGGCGTAGGTGGTCATAAGGTCTCCTAAGGTTGATTAGAGAGGGCCTTTAATGCCCCCTCGGATGACTTCGTTGTACATCTGTTGACCACGCTTGGTGGCCTTCACTTCCTCAGCGAACTTGGCTTCACGGGCAGCCGAAAGGCGCGCCTGATGGATCAGCTCAAGGGACTGCTTAGTGATGCGGATACGCTTGCCATTGATGGACGTGATGGTGATGTCGCCAGTGCTGGAAGACTCCACGGTGATCCCGGTGTCGGTCCATGCAGGGTTCTCACTGAGGCCCTTAACGGTGTCCTCAACGATGGCCTTACCGGACTCCCACGAGTTCACGTCATTGGGGTCGGCCATCAGGTCCTTCTTGGCGAGTCGGCCACGATAGGCTGAGTCATCTGAAGGCTCACTGAAGGCCACGGTGTTCTTCTGGAGCCAGTCAGTCAGCTTCGACTTGGCGAGGTCAGGGTTGCCCGTGCGCTCGTTGTAGCCATCGAAGAGAGACCGAGCGATGCGCTGAAGGGGACCGGGGATGGCTGACAGATCCTTGTTGGAAGTGTCATTCATGATCTCGGCCCACTTCTCGTTGCGAAGCTTCTGCTCATCAGGAGAGATGCCCTTCTTGGATCGCTGGGCGTCAATGAGAACCTGAGGGTTCACACCAGAATCTGCGAGGTCCTTAATCTGCTCAAGGAAGTCTGCTTGGTCCGGGAAGACCGCCCCAACGGTGGAAGGGTCTGCCGCATAGGCCCGCTGAAGCTCTTGGATGCGCGTGAAGTCACCCGGCTCACCATTGCGTACAGCGATCTCCCACTCGCGTTGAGCGTCCGTGATGAGCGCCTTGGTGCGTGCCACGAAGGGACCATTGGCCGTATCTGCCCGCAACCATGCAGCCTTCATCTCGTCCTTCTTAGCGTCAGGCAGAGAGGACCTGTCGAGGTCGTCCAGCATCTGAGAGGCAGCCGTAGCGAGGTCAGACTCTTTGAACTCACCGGTCTCCGAGGTCACCTCTTGCATCTTAGGGTCGATCGTTACGTTCTTCCCTTCGGTGCGCGCTTGGATCTGGGCCTTGATGATCTGGACTCGGTTGTCCTGTTGGGACGCCTTAACGATCCCAGCGGCCTGCTCAGTTGAGCGTTGGCGTACCTTGGCGATGAGCTGTTGCTCAGCGTTGATCAAGGCTTGCTTCTGAGGGGTCAACTCACCACCTTGCTGGACCCAGTTGTTGGCCTCACGGATCTTCTGGATCTGTTGCCAGCCAGTGGCCGGGTCATCCTGATTAATAGCAGTCGTGATGTTCAGCTCGAAGGTGCGGTTGCGCTCAGCATTGTTCTTGTACTCGTTGGCCTCAGCCTCGACGATGGATGCGTGGTAGACATCAGGGTCCATGAGGTCCTTGACCTTACGGGCGCCACCGAGGACGTTGAGTTCCTGCTCACCGAGGGACCGCAGGAGGTTTGCACCACCGGGCTTCGCCTTGGCTTCCTTAATGAGCATCGTTAGGGAATCGAGGGCCTGACGATCAGAAGGGAACTGACCTGTGGACATACCGTTGTTGAAGTAGCCAGCGATCACACCACCGCCCTCAGGGGTGTTCATGACGTTAGGGTCATCCAGCAGCGGAGCGAGGTCACCACGAGTGTTCACAGCGGCCTGAGCTTGGAACCACTTAGAGCGCCTTTGAGCGTGCGCATCGAAGATCCCCATGTCCCGCTGAACGATGTCCGAGTTGTACCCTGCTTGGTACTCAGGGTCGTTCTCATCGATCCCAGCGGACTCAGCATAGTGCTTCGAGGCGGACGTTAAGCGAGTGCGACGATACTCTTCGACCCACTTACGATCCTTGTCATCGAACTCACCATTCTGGATCTTGGTGTTGATCTCATCCTCAACGTCATAGGCAGCACTACGGCCAGTCTTCTGACGGAGCATGTTCATCGCATCGGGGTCATCCTGATACAACAGGGTTCCGTTAGCGATGGCCTCACGGCGTTGCTCTGGGGACAACTTACGGATGATCTCGTTGGAGCGTTCATCAGCCGCTTTCTGTTGCTTGTCCTGATAGTTCCCGTAGGCGCTCGTACCTGCCTTGACAAAGTTCGCCATGGAATCAGCGAAGCCATTGTTGCCTACGGTGCCTCTTTGAGTTGCCGCTCGGAACTGAACATCCGCAGCGGTGCCCTTGAGAGGCTGAGAGGTCTGAAGCTGGGCCTGACTTACGGCCTTGTCGATTGAACTTGCCATTAAGTCTTGCCTCCTTTGGCTGTACCATTCGAGTCGCTACCTTTGCCCTTGCCGGCCACTGACGACCCAGCCGCATAACCATTGAAGGTCGAGGTGGTGATGTCGAGAGCGTGGCTGAGACCACTGGTCTTGATGACCTGCGCCTGACCCTTAAGGGCGGACTTAGTGTTCTCGGTGTTGGCGATCTGGTTGGCGAACAGTGATTGATAGTCGCGCTTGTAGTTGTCAGTGACGGACATCTTGGCCTGAGAGGCCTCATTCTCCACTGAGTTCTGAATGCGGTTCATTGAGTTGCCTGAGAGACCCGACTCACCGATGGCCGCTCGGACTGTTCCCCGGTTGCGCAGTGCGGTGACGTTGATCTCACTGAGTTGTCTGCGAGCTTCATCAGCGTTGTCCTGAGCGGTCAGATTGAGGTTGGCGTTGGCCATGTTCATCTGCTTGACCTGCTCACGGGCGTCACGTCTTTGAGCGTCCTCAGCGTTGCCCTCAGCGTCAGCCTTGCCCTTGGCAGACATGACACCACCAACGAGGGCCACAGCGGCCATGGTGATGCTTACTGGTTCGCACATAGGCGATCCTCCTATAGCCAGAATTGAAGGAACCGACACCCGGCAGGACTCATGAAGTGGCCCTTAAGGAACTGGGCACCAAGGGCATTGAGAAGACGGATGTGGGCATGATTGTCCGCTGACACGAAGTTGGTCAGGAACTGATGGCCTTCCTTGCGGAGACCTTCGAGGTGGCCCTTAAGGAGCCGGTAGAACTGAAAGCGTTGGGCCTTGGTCAGTGTGTCAACCACAGTGGTCGTCACGAACCACAGGCAATCCTTGGACCCACCTACAGCCAATACCAAAGCGCCCAACTTGATCACACGAGTGGTCTCGTCGAGATAGTTGGGCAGGTGGTCTCGTGGGTCTCTCCCAGCCGTGTGGGAATGGAACTCGTCAATGTCCCCTTTGCAAAGCTGACTGGCAGCCTCAAGGAGGTCTCCGCGTGTTGCCTTTGTGATGAGCATAAAGATCCCCTATAGGGGCAATAGTGAGGGGTTTTAATTCCCCACCATGCCTGACTGTTAGATGCCGCTTGAGCGACGAACGTAGTTAGCTTCCCAGCCACACCCGATGACGTTCACAGGGTTAGGATTGGAAGACGTGATGGTGACTCGTTGGTTCTGAGCGTTACCGGTGACAGGGAACTTGTACTGTCCAGTCCCGAGAGAGACCTCACCGAGGATCGTGTCCTGACCTGTACGACCACCAGCCATGACGTACACGAACTGGGAAGACCCGTTGTTCACGTTCACCTCAAAGGCGCCCGAGAGTTCGTAGTTGAGCCACGCACGGCGAAGCTGTAGGCGGCCAACGTCCTCAGTGGATGTCCCACCGTCCTCGGAGGTTTGCTTGATGAGGAACTTGGAGAACTCGTATTGGAAGGTGAACTGCTTGCCGATCAGTACCTGCTCACCGCTACGGTTCCCAACGAACGTCAGGAGGGACCCAGAGGTCCACGGGCCATGGTGTTCAAGATAAACACCTTGAGCGTCCACCGTGTAGAACACAGCATCAGCCGCTGGGACTCCACCATAAACCCCAAGGATTCCCAAGGAGGTCAGGTTGGTGTCGATGTCGTAGGCCCCAAGGGTCACCACCTTCTTCATGTCCATGTAGGTGCGATAAGGTTCCAGCGAGTAGTCCACAGTGTTCTGAGTGAACTCGACCTGTTCCAACATCAAACCCTCTGGTCGCTGGATCATCAGGTACAGGAACGACCCAATGCAGGAAGCAGCGAGGACCTTAGTGCCGCCTCCAAACTCCCAATGAGAGAACGACTGCTGTTGCAGGCGCTCATCCAGATAGAGGAACTTGTAGATGAACACAGCGTTCTCCTGACCATCCGAAAGGATCGACACGAAGTTCTCAGTGCCCGACCCATGGATGGAGTGGACGGTGTTTGGGATGTAGCTTGGGACGTGCGCAGAGACATCCTCAGCGGACTTCACGTCACTGATGTCCTGTACCGCATAGAAGCGCTTGAGGCTCGTGTAGGAAGCCCGAGGTGCCGCAAAGTAAACCCCACGGCCAATCCCATGAGGACGGGCACCATCGCTGACATCGAACTCAGTCGTCAGGTCCAGCTCGACGGTCTTCGCTGAGAGGACCCCAGAGGACGACAAGACGAACTGCGCTTGGTCCGACCACAAGAGCAACTGCTCAGCGAACGGGACGGCATACTTGAGGATGGAGATACGGTTGTGACTGATCGCCACGTCAATCGGATCGTCATCACTCAGGGTCGATACACTGCTCGGCCAGAAGTTGAAATACTTCGATGTCCGACTCATGATCACGTTCTCGCCTGAGAGGAATCCCAAGCGGTTCCTGAAGAAGAACACATCGTTGATCGTGGAGCCGATGAAGGACGGGACCGGGTTGGTCAAGTCGTCACCAATGCTTCGAGCATCCCAGCTCAATGGTGTCCAATCGAACTGACCATCAGAGGCCCGGATGAGTGCGTGAGGCATCGTCAAGGCGTTGAAGTCAGAGATGATCTTAGGCTTGGCGGTTTCCTTCCAGACCTTCGACACACCGTCATAGACGATCCAGTAGTTGTCGCCTGAGCGAGCGCTCTCCCCGGTGATCTCAACGATGTACCCTGAGGGCGCCTGATTGGGCAACTTGTTGAACGTCTGGACCTGATAGATGAACCCAGACAGGAGGCCATCAGCAAAGCCGTCAGCGGTCACAAGGGTGTTCACCGTGTCACTCACTGGGGCCTCAATGAGAATCCAGCCAGCTCCCGATGAGAAGGTCCAGCCAGCGGGCCCCATAGAGGTCGTCAGCATCGTTGCCATCTCCTTGGCGATCCATGTGGCGTCCGTCATGTCCACTTGGTTCATGCCAGCGTAGGGCTCGCCTGTAGGCACCTTCTCAGCGGAACCGTTGGGCATCTTTAAGGTGGCCTGAGGGGTGACCGCCCCGTTGATCGTGATGGTCAGAGTGCGCCCGTATTGACCGCCCCGAACGTTGATCAGAGCGCGGCCGTTGAGCCGTGGATAGGATGCATGGGTCAGGGTCGAACCAACATCAGTGACCGCTCTACGGTTCACCACGAAGGTGTAGTCAGCGATGGTGATGATCCTCAGGTCGGTCCTTGGGGACGCACAGTTGGCGTAGCCGTTGTAGCCACGCACCGTGTAGGCATTCCCCAGCAGATCCCAGACGGCCACACCAGATCCCGTGAAGGCGATGTGGTACTGCTCAGAGGCGTCTCGGTTGATCATGTGGACCAGAGGCTTGGCCCCAAGGGAACCAACCTCACCGATGCGCTTGACGAACCGGGTCGGTGGACGCTTCTGTAGACCCTTCATCTCGGAGGACCAACCGTTGACCTGAAGGGCCCCTTGGTTGGAAAAGCGAAGGACATCGGGTTGTTGTGAGATACCTCCTTTGAGGTTTTTTACACTTTGGGTGACGAGCGCCATTCAATCCTCCTTGAGATAATTAATGGCTGCATTCAGCCTCTCAGGGCAGTCCCTAAGGAGCCCTATCGCTGTATTGCAGTTGGTGCATAGAAGGCCTCGTATCCGGCCAGTTGAGTGGCAGTGGTCAACGTAGAGAGACCCGTGCCTATTTAGAGAGGCTGGCCTCGTACATACCTTGCAGCAATGTCCTTGGGACGCGCTGAGGCTGTTGAAGTCGTCGAGCGTTATTCCGTACAGGTGCTTGAGTTGCTCGTTTCGCTTCCATAGCTTTCCTTCAGGCGTCCTGAGGAATTCCATCTTCTTTCCATACGCCACCTTGCGGGCGGCATCGCGTTCCTCTTTTGAGTTGTACTTGACGAAACCCATAGAGACCTCCTTATGAGCGAGAGAGTTGACCGCCAGTGAAGGAGTCACCGTCGAGCATGTTGAAGCCACCAAAGTCCAGCTCGTACTCCTGAATGGCAGACCACGCCTCAGCCTCTTGTTCCTGCAAAGACCCTTCGATCTCAGCGGCCCCAAAGAACCTGATGTTGAATCGACGGGATGCCTTGGCGACGATGTAGGAGCGGAAGCATTCAGGCATGTCGCTGTAGGCCTTGAGGCGAATCAGATCGACCGAGATAGGTCCATCAAAGATGTCTGTCAGGGTCGTCCGGTCATAGACGTAGCCACCGCGATTGACGTAGGAAGTACCGCCCGTAGTGGTCATCCGAAGGTAGGTGTTGAGGTACTCGATGAGGCCCGTAGTGGCGTCCGGTTGGATACTCAAGGCTTCCTCAATGTTGAAGGTCCAGCCCCGCGATTGGATCTCACGGTTGACCTGATTGAGGATTCGACGGCAGTTCGCTACGTCAGCGTTAGGGTCCCCTTCGAGGGAACTCACAGGGCTCTCACCGATGGCCGCGAGCATGTCGTTGACCGCTGCGAGTTCATCGTCTTCTGAGAGAAAGGAATCAGCCATAGTGGTCTCCTTTGTGATGATCGAAAAAACCCCAAGAAGCCGTAAAGGGCCTCAAGGGGTTTTGGTTATGCCTTAGGCAGCAGGGGTGAAGACCAATGCGCCAGCAGCCTCAGGACGCAGGCCGCCGTGACCCATCGCGTACTTGCCGATGATCTGGTCAGCTTGGAACTCAGGGCGACGAGCGCGCTCCAGAGCCATGTCCTTCAGCTTCACGGTGCCGACAGCCGAACGGTGAACCATCAGGCCGATCACGTTGTTCAGTGCGACCTTGACATCACCAGCGGCAGTGGCCGGGAAGGCGTGCTTCTGGTTGGCGCCATCAGCGTCAGTACCAGCGCCACCAGCGGTCAGGTGTGGAACCTCGATAACCTCGAAGCCCATGACGTTGCGGATGTTGCCGGTCTCAGGGTCGATCAGCGCGGCGTAGTTCGCAGCGTTTGGCATCAGAGCCGAGAGGATCGCGCTGTAGTCGTCAGGCGAGGTGAAGAAGCGACGGTCGCCCGAAGGGACGTAGTTCTTGGTGAACTTACCGCGAGCCAAGGTCAGACCTTTCAGGATCGCTTTACCGCGAGCTTCGACATCGACCAGATCAGCAGCAGCGCCGATGTTCAGGACAACAGCAGTGCCCAGACCAGCAATGTTCTCGTTGGAAGCGGCTGGAAGGTTGCACAGGTTCGCCATCTCAGCCAGTACAGCGCCGTCAGCAGCAATCGCCAGAGCCTCGCCCAGTTGAGCGGAGTATTCAGCGCGGACATCGTAGTGGTTCATCGCGTCTTCGATGTCGTAGATCAGAACGTCGGAGGTCAACAGACCGTCGATGGTGATCACTTTCTCGGAGTGCTTGATGTCTTTACGCTTGTCATCGAGGTTCTCACCCGGTGCCAAGTAGTAACCCTTGGTGCGACCCATAACAGGGAACGCAGCGGACTTGCCGTTCTGAATGGTGCGGACCATATGCTTGTCCATGGTCACCGAACGGCGCACGAAAGCAGTCAGGACTTCACCACCGAAGACCTTAAGGAACAGCGCCAGTTTGTCAGCCGGGTTTGCACCCTTGCCTTGGTTCGCGCCGATTTGTTGACCGCCAGTTGCGTTAGCCATTGATAGTTCTCCTTTATGATTTCTTTAGGGCGCAACAAGGCCTCCGAAGGGAATCGGATAGGCTCTTGTCGCAATAGTGAGGGGTTTTAAATCAGTGCTGAGTTACCAGCTCGTGACGCCCATACGGGCCTCAACGGTTGCCCGATAGGCCGAGTCATTCTGGTAACGAGGATCGCTCATTGCCTTGACCATCTCGCCTTGGTTGGCGAAACCTTGAGGGCCCTTAGGGGCAGCCTTAGGGCCACTCGCTGGGGCACGCTTGGTCACCGAACGCTCAGGCTGAGTGCCGAACTTCTTGGTGCGGCTCGCCATGCCCAGATTGATCAGGGTCTTGACGGCCTTCAGGTCCTGCTCTTGGATGGCCTTATCGAGGGCCTCAACGGCGTCAGGAGAGTTGGCAGTCATGTGAGCCACGATTGCCTTGAACTTCTCAGGACCGCCCGCATAGGCTTGTATCTGGGCCACATAGGCGGTCGCAATGGCCTCTTGACCATTCAGGTACGACTTGACGAAACCACGGGAATAACCAACGGCTTCGAGTGCCTTAAGGGACGCCTCGGAGAGTTGATTGTCCTCCGCGTATTCCTGCTCAATGGTTGCGGCAACAGCCGGATCGAGACCCTGCTTGATTGCCTGAGCGCGCATCTGAGCGAACCCATCGGCGTGCTCATCGATCTCTTGAGAGACTCGCTGGAGTTCTTCATCAGGGTCGCCCAAAGGAGTGAAGTCATCGGAGTCAGCAGCTTCATCGCCACCTTCCTGTTCACCCTCTTCGTTCTCTTCCTGATTCTCTTCGTTGTCAGCACCTTCCTCGGTGCCCAACTCCAGTTCGTTCTCATTGCCATCAGTTGGCTCTTGCGAGTTGATTACAATGGAGTCATCGCCATCACGGACATCCGTAGGCAAGGCCATCATGTTCTGCTCGTGCTCGGTGATGTTGTTCGAGGACATTACAGCGTTGTTAATACCGAACTCGGCATAGATGTCAGTCATGTTGTCTCCTATAGAAAAGGTATGCGACACAGAAGCACCGTTCAGTCCACTCATGAAATGGGATTAGCGTCTCTTAGTCTGTGTCGCAATAGTGAGGGTTTTTAAACTGGTGCAGCCTGTACGCCAGCGGTGTCCATTGCGGACGCCATTGCTTCAGGACTTGCAGTTGCCTGAGCGCCCAACCCTTCGCCTGCCGAAGCAGCAGCGTTGAGGCCACCTTGCTTGAGCATCTCTTGGGATTGGAGCTGAGCCTTCTCGGCATCAGTCAGCAGAAGACCACTCGTGTCGATGCCTATAGCGTTCGCCAATCTCAACTTGATGTTGCTCATGTTGAGGTCTGGATCAGCCTGTAGCTGACTCACGTTGGTCATTGCGCTCAAGAACTGGTTGAGCTTGTCGAGGTCTTGTCCACGACCCAGTGCTTCAACCCCAGTGCTCACAGTCGGCTCTACGGCCTCCTTAGGCATGTCAGGGATCTGAGCGGTCGCTTGAAGTTGGTTCAACAGGATGCGGACGATTGGAAGTTGAAGCTCCTGTGAGAGGATCGAATAGACGCCTCCCAGAGTGTCCTCAAGTTCAGAGGCGACATAACGAATCTCTTCGGCAGTCACACGTTCACCCTGACGCTGGACGGCAGAGTTCAACATGAAGACGTAACTGAGACGACCTTCAATGGCATCAGCCACCGACTTGGCGACTGTGAAGTCAGCGGTCTTCTCAAGTTGCAGGAACTCAATGTCTGCCTTCTTG